CAAGGCAACATCTTATCCCCTTTGTCTTATTCTGTAACCAGGGTTTTTACAGAACCAGCCTAAAATTGCGTGCACCCCGTCCACGCTCTCAAAAGGAGCGTTCGATCAATACTACACTTTCAACTACGTGCCCTCGCGGTTCAGCTGATCTAGAAGATCAGATAGCTGTCTGCAAAGAGTCTCGCAGTCGACTTGCACTTGAGCTTTAATCATCTCGATCTCAGAAATATCATGAGACGAATCGATCGCCGCTCTCAGCTTGTCAATGTCTAAAACTAAGGTCAAATTCTGAATTCCGCGTTTTCGCAACGCTAAGGAGTTCAGGTTGAAAGAAGAATACTGGTTAGGGGTTGGCATTTCTGCCTCCTTTCTGGGATTCTTCCCATAGAGTTAGATTATTAAAAGTGTAAAACAGATCTTGGATTGTCAGTCCAACGTCTGGCACGTAATCCCAACGAGGGGTACGTCGCTTGACGATTTTAAGCTCCGGCACAGAAACACGTGGCGTGAAGCTTTGATCCCGGAGAAAGCCTCCGATAGTACTAATTACAGCACCATCGTAATGGTACTCCAAATAGGCCGGCTTTACTCTTCGGGTGACTGTTTTGACCGTTGTAGCGCGATAATATCTCGCACCGTTGCGGTCTGAGTCGCCCGAATATCTTGTAAGTAAGCTGCTCGGGCATTTGATACCTTCTCCATCTCCAGCGTCGAAAGGGACTGGTTGAAATTTGACCAATCCCTTAAGATAACTAAGAGTAGAAGAGATATCAATATAATGCTTAGCAGACCACCTACAAAGCCTATTAAAAGCGCTATAGACGTCTTGTTCATTCTCGATTCCTTTGAGATAGACACCACGTATGTCGTGTCCCTCAAAAAAGTCTTGACCACAAGATTCTCTAAAACTACCTTCATTATAGCTCTTCTCAGAGTTGACAATGAACCCGCAACGACTCAGCATCCGGCAAACTGTATCATACGCATCTTTCACGCATATGATATCATCGCCGAACACTGAATAATTGCGATATCTACCAGACATTGGAGTAATACCCAACATCTCGTAGACGGTAGTGACTAATGTAGCAAATAACAACGTCTGTAGAGGGAAAGTAAAACCATTTCCCATAGACGATATCATGTTGAGTTCTTGATCCACACCGCGTATCTCCGTAAAGCCACAACGCAGCTTCTTTAGCGTTGAAAAGGCTAGAGGAGGTAACACAGCCTGGACGAAGCCCAAACTTATCGTATCTGAAGCCGAGGATAAATCGATGGTAGCAAAAGCTCCATTGATCGATCCCACTCGCGCCATTTCCCTATTACGGTCGGGCTGCAACGAAGTATCAATGTTATGATACCGCATAAGCAGCTCTTCTATAACGGATCCGGCTCCAAGCTGATAAAACATATTCAGCGAGGGTTCAGTACAGATAGTCCTATTAGTTCTTGCATTTTTGGGAACAGTAGACAACTTACTGCTTGAAACTATATCCACTTGGTAAAGCTGGGACCGAGCACGCTCGGCCTCTTGCCACCTTGGTGAGATATGTGCTATATAATGATAATATAGCTCCACGCTAGTCGATGACAATCGTCCTGCGAACATCTTGTGAAAGAAGTCCGTATGGCGAGTTGCCCTCGACGCCCCAGGACCAGCCCGCCCGGACTGAAGGCATCTGCCTAAAGTCAGGACGTTGGTCTGGAGCGGACCTGACTGAAACATATCCCACATCTTTGCTTTATACAAGGATATAAAATATGCGAATTCAGGGTCAGTCTCTACGTCTAGGACGTATGACTGACAGCGCGCATTTGAGGTGAGAAAACCATCAATTGCAACGTCTTCTAGTTTGCGTGGGTCTTGAGGTATCCATTTTTTGAAGATGGATTCAGTTAAAGCGCTGGCGGCCTCCTTACGGTAGCCGGAAAGCGAACACTGACTCAAGTCATTAAGGAGTAAAGCATGTAAGATACCAGGGTTAAAGTCCATAGTAAGGGTTTCCTGATTAGTTATTAAAGAACACCGTTGATAGTTGTATCACCTATGCCAGATGACTGGTTGCTTAGAGCACCGATATGCGCTGAAAGCGCAGCTCGGACGTTCGCGGCATCAGCCGTATCGGCACCGGCAGGTACTTCTACTTCGGTGCGAATAATTAACACTTGATCAGGTTGTCCTACCAAGGGTAGAACACCCTTGCGTGTCACGACTTTATACTTATTACGAGGCACCGAACTAATCAAGCCAGTTACAGGGTTAGGTTTACCTAACGCTAGATTCTGACGAGGTTTTGTTACGGTGATCGTAAAAGGACGTGACACGCTGTGGGCATCAACGCCCGCCTGTGTACCGGTTATTGCAATGACAGCTACTTGTTTGCTATTAACCTCTGGCGCCTGATCAGGCGTAGTGGTGTAGCCAGGTGAAGTAAAACCTGTTTGAGCAGCGCCCGTTAGGGAGCCAGGAACTGTAACAGACATGATATGTCCTTTCGAAAGATAGTTATAAATGACGCAGATGAGCCAGAGCAGCAATATTTAGAAGTTGCGTAGCTCTGGAAGGAAGCTCAAAGCGAAGTGTACCAAATGGTATACCGCCGGCCGCCCTTTCAACTCTGCGGAAAGTAGCTTGGTAAGAAGGCATACTCTTAGTTAGCACTACTTGGTAGCCGTATTGATCGTTCCGAGTCGTACCTGAATGCACCTTAGAGGTGCGCTCAAATATTGACGTGGAATTGACCCATACGACATCTTCCATAGAAACTAAATGAGTATTAAGCACGTTACCTATATTGGAGAAATAATCCAGCAGGAAAGACCAGGGTAAAGCTTCCCATACAGTAGGCACAATCTCAGAGAGGTTAAACCCTCCAAGACTGTAAATCCGCTGTAAACTCGGGAAGACACTACCCGTAACGTCCGCACGCTGGCGGTATCCAACAGTATAGCGGTGCTTTGCTATTAAGACATCATCACTGCTGTAATTTGCAGTAATATGTGATCCAAGAATACCGTTACCAATAGTATTCGAGGTAGCCTTTTCAGCGTAGCCGGTATAGGAGAGTCGTATAATACGATCCTCTTTATACTGCTCAATAGTTGATTGGGCGATGTCAGAAATGTCACGCATTAGAGGAGCCATCCCTAGGGAGTACTCCAACCACTGTTCTGATAGCGCCTGACCAAATGAGGACTTTGATATCTTCCGACTGCGCCGCTTCTTACGAAGCGGTACAGTAGTTTGGAAGAAGCCCTCGGTCAGACGATTAATACCAGAAAGTGGGTTGCGCAACATATGGATAGTTTCGCGTAGTTCGGCAAGGAAGACCATCCCAGAAAACTGGGTGGACTGTTGCTTAATTTTACCGCGAATTCCAATAGCAGCCTTATTTTGGGCATCAAGTAACAAAGCATTATCGACGTTAGTCGATGCCTTATTAACATTGAGACCGCAACTCTTGCTAACACTCACCTTCTTCGCTTTAGCGTTGGGGCAAGATTGATAGGCAGGACCAAAACCGATTGCAACAAACCCTGGTTTATAAGCCAGAGTTTCAGCAGTTGCAACCATATTGGTTGTTGCGGAAAGACCTGAGCGAATAAGAGACTTATAGGTTGGTAAAGACGTACCAGAACGCGTACGTTGTAAATCCACCGACACCGGCATTAATTTGTATGTATTAGCAGAATCGCTACATGCAAACATGACGTCGTCACGTGGTATACGTATGCGCTTAGTACTACTCTTTATGGCCATAATAAATCTCCTTTCGTTAGGCAGCCCGACGGTGCTAGAATC